GTGGTAGTGCCAAGTGTTGAATCGTCAAATGTAGCCATTATCTTAATAAACCTCCACTACGTTTTTGTTTAATGATTTCTGCCTGTATTGCACTTGCAATAGCCTCTCCAAACTGACGGCCATCTTCATCAGATTGAACATTTGAATCTGTAGCATCCACACTAATACTAATATTATTTGTAATATTTGTACCTCCAATTTTTTCATTAGGTACAACAGTACCCGCAGAACGAGGAACAAAAAGTTCAGGGCCTCTTTCACCTACGATTGAAGGACGACCAACTGGTGGTTTGCCTCCATCTGCAAAACCAAAAAGACCACCTATGAAACCACCTATTCCCTTACCCTTACCACCAGTTGCACTTTTGCCAAAGTTTTCACCAAAACCTCCAAATATGTTATCTAATGCTTTATCTAACAATTTATCTCTTATCTTATTGAGAACATTCGACATAGCCTCACCAAATGATTGTGCGCCAGTAATTGCGTCCCTTAAATTATTTTTTATACTACCTTCTATCTCTTCACCTACAGCAAGCATTTTTTCTTTTAATTCTTCAGCAGTTTTTACTTGTTCTTTCAATATTTCAGTTTGCTTTATTTGTTTTTCAATTCTTTTAGTGTCTATTTCCATAATTCCCATCCCCGTTTGTAACAGTTCATCTATCTTCTCATTAACTTGTTGCGCCAATAAAACTTCCTCATAATTACCATCAAGTTTTGCTTGTAACAATTCATTTTGTTGTCTTTGTTTCTTAGATACTGAATCTTCAATCAGATCTACAGTTTTTCGTCTTTCTACAGTTGTTCCTAATAACGCTAATTCTTTTTTTCTAGCTTCTATTTGTTCCCTTATTCTTTCACGTTGTTTATTAGCTGATCTACCACGCCCAACATTACCTAATCTTGTTTGTAAAGTTTGTAATTCTTCATCGTTTGCTGCTCCTCCGACATTTGCAAGTCTGTTTGTTTCGGCTTTTGCTGCTTCTACTTTTAAGGGATTGGCAAGTAAATTTAATAAAGGTGCTAACGCTGCCAACATCTTGGTTCCTAAAAGTTGAAAGGAATTTCCTATTAATCTGCTTGTTTCTCCAAATTCTTTTAAGTTTTTAACGCCTTTTTCTCCTATTTGCTGGTTCATCTGCTCAGTTACGGCTGCTAATGCAGCCTGTTCTCCTTGTGTCTTTTTAATTAGCTGTATCTGTCTTTCTCTTTCTGTTCCATTTGCTCCTAAAGCCCTAGTTAATGATTCAACATCAGGAGTTAAAGTACTAAATGCTTGACCTAATTTTCCTGTTGAATCTAATAATTGTTGGATTTGAGTAAGTGCTGCTGTAGCAACTAAACCTCCAGCAAAACCTCCCGTTTGTCCTCCTAACTTTCCTCCAATCAGTCCACCGCCAAATCCAGCAGCAGCACCCAATGGCCCTTGTCCAAATAACAATGGAAATGCACCACTTATTAATGCCCCCGATAAGACCCCTTGTTGATTTTTGCTTTGATTTGCTAAAAATGCAGGAGAACCAGGTATTGAAGTTGATCCTCTTATGGGAGATGTCGGTCCTCTAAGGTTTGGAGGCAAAGCCATACCGTGCATAGCCCCTGGATTTTTTACAGGATATGCTTCAACGCCACTCAACCCTAAAGGAGCACCACTTCCTAAACCTGGCAGTGAAGAAGCTGGACCTAATCGACTAAGTTGTTTTTGTAGTTTTACTTGAGTTGTTTTACTTTTAGTTGTTTCCCTATTAACTTTTAGAAGCATTTGTGCTTTTTTTATCTCTTTATCCGCTAAAAGTAAGGAATTTTTGGCTAAATCAAACTCAAATTTTTCTGCATCAGTTGTAGCTTTTTGTATCTTTAGGGCAGCCTCATCTAACTTCACACCTTTTAGCTGAAGAGGTAGAGCTTTTAGCGATAATCCTAAACCCTGATTCTTAAGTCTAAGAGAAGCGTTGTCTAGCTTAAGCTGTTTCTGTGCGGCTGATAACGCCTGTTTAGATCCTTTTGATTGATTTTTACCTAAATTCCCAATTTCTTTGCCTATTGTTTTTAAGTCTTTCTGAACTTGTTTAGTATTTAGTTTTATATTTACGCTATATTCGGATGCCACTGAATTTTGCGGAATAGACAGATATTAGAAGTTTAGCGTACTTTGCGTGTTTGGGCTTGTCTTTTTACCTTCTCCATAGCCTCATCCTCTCTTTCGCCTTTTAAAACAAAGTAGGCGTGCCATGCGTACAGTTCTTGTAGAGACATTTTTTCCCTTAGTTCTCTGTGGGTGTACCCTAATTTTTCGGCTATAAAAAACTGTAAATAAATTAAATTATCCTCTTTTAGTTTAGCTTTTTACGGCATCGGGGCTTTCCTCCTCGCCCAAACTTTGCATTTTTTGCATAAGGTCCAAAAGAACCGATAAGGGTATCTCCCTTCTTAGCGATGGTAAATCTCCTGAAGTAAATAACTTTGCACCTGATTCATCTTCAGCTTTTGTAACAATTACTTGAAGGGCGAAGTCTAAACTGCCTTCTTGCTGTCCCTTGTTCATAGCTATTAATGTACTGTTTATGGTATCTCTATCGGCTATTGTAAGAGGTGTCCAAAATATTTTTAATATAAGTTCTTTCCCCTTAAAAATAGAGTAGCTACTACGTTCTTCGATACTAAAGGCTTTCTTTAGTTTGTCGATTGCTCTTGCTGTTGGCATAAAAAATTGTATTTATTCTTGTAGTATAACTCAAAGAATAAATTTAAGCACTTGTGCCTCTGTGCATTGTGTAGTTACGTTTTGGTTTAAATCCAACCATTTTAAATCCCTTATTAATATCTTTTTCTAAAAAATTACCGCCTAAGTACACATCGTACCAGTCAGGAGAATTAGGTCTTGGAGTAGTTTTTCTCTGCTCATTAAATAGATCTCTATACATTCGCCCAGGTTCGTAAAGACTTGGTTTTTTATTGATTACAAATCCTGCGTATTCAGCTTTATTACCAACGTATAAAGATTTCGTTAAAGAAGTATAAATTGGTTTGTGCCGTCTTGGAGCATCCCTAGATTCTTTTTGTGGATTATTAATATCCCCTTTACGGGGAATTGAGGCAACTACAGGAGCACCTTTTATTTGCCAGGCAGTGTTAAATGTTCCAGTGAACCAAGGACTTCTGTTTTGTAGAGAAAAGTGTATTTCGGATGCTGCTTCTGCTCTGCCCTTAACAATTAGAGCAGCTAAGTCATTTGGTAAATGTTTTAAATCTTTGGTTCTACGCATTAGCCGTAAAATCGCAATTTACTACACTCATGAAGTGACTCTGATCGGAAGTAACTACGGCTGTCGGTCCACTAATCTCGCCTACTCTAGGAGTTACAGAAAATGTATCTGTGTACGCTGCTTTATTTACTGAAGTTAATGCAGTAATTAATAATTCGGATATAGCAGCAGCAACAGCACTTCCTTTATTGGAAGGACTCATAACTGCACATCTTATAGTTCCTGCATAATAAGACTTGGCCTCGCCATGTGGTTGAAGAGTTGATTGCGTAAAATCCAAGTTCACCATTATGTATTTTTTAGTTTTACCTGGTTGGGTAAAAGGAGTGTTGTCAAAAACAACAGTTACCGTTGGATCCTCATCATTTACGGTATTTAAAATTGCTGTTTCAAAGGCTGCCCTTACGTTTACTAAACTCATTAGAAGATTACGTCAATACGGAACACATATTCTTGTCCACCTTTCAGTGTACGAATATCTGTTATTTTAGTTCCTCTGGTCGATCCAGAGAAAGTTAGAGTTATTTCATCTTGCAGTAAAGGCTGGTTGTCGCCTATTAAATCTGGAGTTATGTAGAGTCTTGCAACATTTTCTTGAAATCCTGATTCTTCAGTAGATTGCACAAACTCTATAGGCACTTTTATGTTATAGGTCGTATCTACAGTTATAAACTCTCCTGTTTCGGAATTATAGCTAGATACACCCTTACGGGTGTAAATAATTGATGAGTCTAATGAGTTCCCAAGTTGAGACACTATTTGCTTTGCTATCTTTTTAAACGCTGTGTCTAGTTGTCCTGCCATTAGCCTCTAACTACCCTCATTTGAAAAGATCCTGCTCCACCAAGTATATACGCACCTAAATAACTTTGTAACCAAGGGTAAACATCTAAAATATTGTTTACTGCACCTGTTCCTTGACTTGCGGTATTGTATTTTACTTCTATATCTCCTAGTTTTACTTCAGAAAAATTACCATCTGTCCCTAAATTACCTGTCATTGCATCTGTATCATTAGCTAAAGCTCTTGCTAGTTCAAACTGTGCATACTTTACATTCAATGGAATTGTACTACAAGATAACTCAACACCATCTACCTGATAGTTATTTCTAGGAAATTTTAGTGACTGTCCTGAATCACATCTATCTCCGTAAAATACAAAAGTGTCAATCCATCTTGTAGCAGCTATTAATGATCTATTTTTTTGATCGTCTGTTTTATTTGTCCAAGTTGAAGAGTCTGGAACTGTTTCAAAATAACTATTAGCTTCTGTCAATGTGACATAGCTATTAGCATTAGCATCTTTTATGGTTGCATTTATAGTGGCTGCCACGATTGATAAAGTAATTTAGTTTTATTGTAGCGCAAAGAAAAAACCCCACCAATAATTGATGAGGTTTAACGACCACCTACAATTATATTCTATTAAGAAATGTTAGATGTATCAAGTGGTGAGTTAACAATGATCTCAACCATAGGAATTAGGTCTGCATCATATGTTAATCCCCAGTTGTTTAAGTTACCTAACTGAGCGTTTGTTGGGTTATCAGTAGCAGATGTCCACTTAGTTCCCATAACGTGATAAGCACTATGGTAGTCAACAGACATAACATCTTGCTTGGATAAAATGTTTCTGTCTGATTCAATGCTTAGAGGAGATTGCTCACCTTCAAGAATTGTCCCTGACTTGATTAAGAAGCAACGGAACTCAGTCTGATGACCAGAAGAACCAGGAGCAACTGTATTAACTTGAGAATCAATAACAACATTCATACCAGCAAATTGGCCGATACTTCTATCTGTGATACCAACTCCACCGCCACCCCATTGGATGCCAGTTCCAGTTGATAGTGCAGATGTTGAGAATGTAAGCATACCAACCTGATATAGGTAGTAAGCAACAGATGGATGAATTACTAGAGTATCTAGCTCTTCGCCTCTTTCTCCAAGAAGTGATCTACCTCTTGCAACAGCAGATGCAGTTAAGAAGTTATCATCAGTAGCACTTGTACCAGCTTTAGCAATATCAAGTACGTTTGCACCTAATGGTCCAGAACCAGAACCAAACAAACCATCTAATAAACTGAAAAGTCTTGCAGAGTTTAGTTTGTTGATAGCATCTGCAATTTGGTTTCTGATATGACCCA